GAAGCGGCCGTACTACTCGAAAAGCAACGAAATGGCAAGGTAGGGCGTTTTAGTTTGAAGTTTGACGGTAAGCGGTTCAGCGATGCGTTTCGAGACGCGGAAACTTTTCACGGAGACTTTTAAATGACAATCAGCCTAACGGACATGGCAAAAGAGATCGAGCATCTGCAAGCGTTGCTCGCAGAGCAAACGAGCGAAATCAAGTCGCTGCAATCGCAACTTGCAAAGACGGCGAAAGACCGGACGCGATTTAGGGATCGAAGCGAAGAGTTACGAGCGGAACTGGCGAAGTACGTCAGGCCGGATAATCCAGTTTTGAGAGGGAAGAAAAAATGAGCGAAACGAAATTTAAGGTTGGTGATCGGGTGCGAGTGAGCAAGCCAGGTTCTTATTTGTTTCAGGATGTTTTCGTTGTGGACGAGATCGTAAGAACTAGCAAGAAAATATCTGTTTTTGTGAAAGCAAGAGACGATGAAAGATGCGGCTGGTTTTTAGAACACGAACTTGAACCTGCCTCAACCGTCAAGGAATGCTTGACAGTTGACAACGTCAATCACCCACCGCACTACAACCAAGGCGGGATCGAGTGCATCGAGGCTATCAAGGCGGCGACAGGAAGCGGGTTTGTGAAGTACTGCACTGGGAACGTAATTAAGTATCTTTGGAGGTATGACCTCAAAGGAGGCGTCGAAGACCTCAAAAAAGCGGCGTGGTATTTAGATCGAGCGATTAAAGAGATGGAGGTGAGCGGTGAGCGTAATGAATCCTAGTTTCAGTCCGTGCCCGTTTTGCGGCAATAGCGATCAGGAGTGGTTTGTGATACTAATCGACGAAGAGAAAGAGTATCGCGTCAGGTGTTGCAAGTGCAATGCGGACGGGCCGATCAAGCGGTTTAAGACGACGGCTCATCAAGCGTGGAACCAAAGAAAAAAACCGAAAATGGAGGCAACCGGTGAGTAAAAACATAGTTCTCGGCATTGACCCAGGGCCGAAGGAGCATGCGTTTGTTTGGTGGGACTGCGACGAACAGCGGGTTATACAACTTGACACGTTTTCGAGTTTCATTCGTTTTACTGAGTGGGAAAAGCGTGAAATGCTCGCAAAGGTCAAGACCGTCGCTTGCGAGTGGATTGAGTCCTACGGCATGGCGGTCGGGCAGGAGGTGTTTCGCACTGTCGCCGGTATCGGATGGCTAGCGGGCACGATTGGCACCGAGGTTAGGCTAGTGCCAAGGAAGTCGGTGAAGATGCACTTGTGTCAGTCGATGCGTGCAAAAGACGCGAACATCCGCCAAGCGTTGATTGACCGCTTTGGAGTGGTTGGCACGAAGAAAGCACCGGGGCCATTGTTTGGCGTTTCGTCTCACTACTGGGCGGCATTAGCCGTTGCGGTCTACGCGGCGGAAACGCAAGCGAAGGACGGAGAGTTTTGGATTGAGGATTTGCGGAAGCGATCTGTCATTTAGCCAAAGTTTGCAATCCCCTTAGCACTTGCTACAATGCAAGGAACCAAGGGAGTGTGATATGCAAGACCTTTTGAAGTCTAAGAGATTTTGGGCAGCCGCTGCGGTCGTTGCCGTGATTGTGTTAAAGGACAAAGTGCCTTTGAGCGAAGAGCAGATTCAACAGCTTGTGCTAGCCGTTGGAGCGTGGATTGTCGGCGATTCGATCCGGCCACTGCCAAAGCCTGATGAGGTGGCAAAGTGAGCCTCTTTAAGCGATGCGAAACGGCATGGCGTCCCGATGACGCGATCCGAATTTACAACGAGACTGGCGGCGACCGTCAGGCGTTCCGGAGATCCTATCGCCAACACGCAAAGACTGCCTACGGACTCGATCCGGTGACGGTGATTATGCTGGTCCAAATGGCAATCCGTTTGTATTTTTGGGCGAAGGAAAACGGCTTTCTGTCGGCGATCCCTCAAGCCCAGTACAGCAACGCTCCATCAGCGGCTCAACTCTACGCAGAGGCGGAGATCGAAGCGGAAGCGAGCGACGATGAGTAAGCCCGAATCGAGTTGGCTACCTTGGATCATCGCGGCAGGTGCAATCTACTTTGCGTTCCAGAGGCCTAGTAGCGTTGATCCTAAGCCAGCCGATATCAAAGGCGTTGTAGCGTCAACATTGCCGAACATCCGAGCGGCATACAGAGCGGCGTTTCTTGAGGCGGCTAGCAAGATCGAAAAGCGTGAGATTGTCAATCAAGAGCAGTGGACGCAATTCATTGCGGCTAATGCCGGATCGAAGCAACGCGAAGCCCTCGACCGCGTCTACAACGCCATTGATGAGCTAAAGCTACCTGCTAGTTTTGAGGGCAAAGAGTCCGAGATTGCGAAACTCAATCGAGATATAGCTGGAGCGTGGTAAATGGAATTTTTCACCGGCTACGATCCCGCGCTCGAACGACGCGACGAACTGCAAAGCAATTCCGTTTCCATGCCGTTCACGCTTCGTGACTTTTCAGCCCCTGAGGAAATCGACCCGCGAAGGCTTTTGAGGCACGACAAGCAAGGAAATATGGGGTCCTGCCAAGGCTTTTCGCTTACCAATTGCGGCGAATATCTCTTGGCTTTGGGGCACGGAGCGGTAAGCGAATCGCGGCAGTTTTCGCAGTTGTTCGCCTACCTTGAGTCTCAGCGAATCGATGGACTACTAGGACGCGATCAAGGCTCCACGATTAGCGGCGGATTGCGAGTTGCAAAAGAGATCGGCTATCTGCTCGAATCAGCCTTGCCATATCGAACACCGTATCCAAACAACGCACGAAGTTTGATTACGGATCAGATGCGGCTTGAGGCGGCGCCCTATCGCATTCGCTCGCATACGTGGCTTGAGTCTTACGAGGATATCTACAAGTATCTTGCAAGTGGCAGCGGTGCGGTGCATACCGGGACTACGTGGAATGACTCGTTCTATAGTCAAAACGGCGTTCTAGAGTCGATCAGTCTTCGCGGTGGCGGCGGTCACGCAACGGCGTGGCTAGGCTACAGTAAACGCAAAGACAGCAAGGGCCGCAATTACATTTGGCGATTGAACAGCCATAACGACTCGTGGACTGAGATTGCCCCTTCGGTTATCGATGCGTTGTGTCGGCACCAGTACACGTCGATTGTTGGCATTAGTGACTTGAGCCTTCCGGGGCCGCGTAGCGTATCGTGGTTGCAGTCGAGGCCGCTAGGATGAATAAGCAAGGAGGTTTGGTTATGGTGCTATTGTTTTTTGCGTTGTTGTTTTGGGCACAAACCCCGCCAGTAGTCGATCCCACGCAGTGTGACATCGCCCCTACTTCGAGTGAGTTGATTAGCGAACTTGAGCAAGCCGCGAAGACGCTAATTGAGCCTAATGCCGCAATCGACCCCACCCCAAGCCCAAGCGACAAGCCGAAAGCGATCAAGCGTGAGATAGTGATATTCTCAGCGGATTGGTGCGAGCCTTGCCAACGGTGGAAGCGATGCGAGCAAGCGAAGTTTGCAGAGGCTGGTTATACTTTCGCGTATGGCAATGCGGACGATGTTAAAAGGGTGCCTCACTTCATCGTTGTCGATGGCGATAAGACCGTCGAGATTAGCGGCTATATGACCTTAGATAGACTCAATGCGGAGTTGGCGAAATGACTCAGGAATCATTAATCTACATCATCGGATCTGGCATCGTCGGCGTGCAATCCACAGCGATAGCCATCCTGTTTCGCTTCTTCGTCGAGGAAAAGAAAACAACACGGGCGGACCTCCAGGAATGCCGAAGCGACCGCGAAAGGCTTTGGGCAAAGATTGAAACGCTACAAACGGAAATCGGCAAGCTATTGAGGGGTGCATAATGCGAGTAAGCGACCTGATTGAACAGATTGACGATTGGCAGACTAGGACAATCGATGAAGTGTGGGCGGAACTGAATGAACTTGCTTGGCAATACCTTGACAGCGACAACTACACATGGGGCGGCGTTGCAGACGTGCTAGGCAATGATGGCACCGAAGCACTGCGGGCAGCACTTGAAAACAACGGCTCGAAGTGGGCGGTTTACGCTCTTGGTGGGCAACCTGGATTGCAATTGACGCGACCGGAAATTCAAGAGACGCTCTACCTGTTTGAAGCGGCTGGCTTGGTGCCCAATGCGTCGAAACTGGCAAAGCATGTCAAGCGAGTTGTGAGCCTACTTGAGTTGCACAATCTCGCTCCCAATAAAAGCCTCGTTGCAACTGTCCTGAGCGGGATGCAACTTGGAGCGATCAAGCGTGAAAAGAAGATGATTGCGTCGACGCGATACAATGCCTATTGTGCCGCAATGGAAGCGTGGGACGGAAGCCCTGATACGGAGCCTACCCTGTGACAATTGCCCTACAAGGAAGCGACACAGCAAACGCGACAACAATAACAATGCCAAGTCACGCAGCAGGTGACCTGTTGTTGTTTTTTGCATACCGCGACAATTCCGCGACAGTGCCAACAATTCCTAGCGGATGGATAACGCGAGTTAGTTTGTCGCAGTCGCTAGGGTCACTAGTTATTGCTTATAAGCACGCACAGAGTAACGCAGAGACTAGCGGCACTTGGACGAATGCAACGCAGATATTTGCGTCAGTTTGGCGAGGCGATCCGAATACACTCATCTTCCCCAACTACATCTCAACCAACAACGCGAACAGCACGACGATCAACTACACGGCACAAACAGCCAACACGTTTCAGACGGGCGCGAGCGATCAAGCGTTGGTCGGCTGGGTTGCGAATCGAAACTCGGCTAATACGTTATCAAGTCCAACTGGCATGACGCTAGCACAGTCGGCAACGGATGGTTCGACTTGGCAGACGAGACTCGATTACCAGTTATCACGCACGACAATCTGGGCCAGCACAAACGTATCGGTAACTAACTCGGCAGCATGGCGGACATTTGTTTTGAGTCTTGTCGAGTCAGCGGTGTACGGCGTAAGTGGTGGCGGTGGCGGATTGATGCTACCAAACGCATTTAGCGGAGGATACGACGGATAATGAGCAAGCGAAAAACTGGCGGATCAACGAGCGTATCACTACCCATCTTTGTCAGAGACACAACAAGCACAACCGGCGCAGGTCTTGCGGGTGTAACTCACGCATCAAGCGGTCTTGTGTTTGAGTACAGAAGGGCTGGTCAATCGTCTTGGACTTCGGTGACTCCAGTAAGCAAGACTCTCGGCACATATACCAGCGGCGGCATCGTCGCGGATGGTTCGCTGGATGGAGCCTACGAGATTGATCCGCCAAACGCGGCGGTTGCGTCTGGCGTTCCGTTTGTGGTTATCAGGATTCGTGGCGTTGCTAACATGCTCCCGGTGCTTATCGAGTACGAAATCGATGCGGTCAACTACCAAGACGCAACGGCGTTCGGATTGTCGAAGTTTGCTGACATCGAAACAGATACGCAGAATATTCAGAGTCGATTGCCAGCAGCATTGAGCGGCGGCAGAATAGATTCTTCGGTTGGTGCATATCAAAGCGGGTTGGTGCCTAGTAACTTCTCGACGTTGAGCATCGACGGAAGCGGTCGAGTGTTGCTACAGCCTACGCAGACTGGCGTTACGATACCAAACGTCACGACGGTGGACGTTGTCAGCGAACTTGGTTCGGATGCACTTAATGCAAACGATCTTATTACCGATATCGGCGTTGTTGTTTGGCAGCAACTCACGACTGCAACTTGGCCCACCGATTCCTTCGGCAAGCAAGTGTTGATAGGATCGTCAACGCAGCGATCAGTTGCGGTAACTGGCAGTAATCACGTTGCAGCGGATATCCACGAGTTTCAGCCAGGAGTTATCACCGAAGCAGACTTTGCGACGGGTGCCTTGTCGGCGAGGGTATTGGCAGCGGATGCGGCTACAGAGATAGCAACGGCGGTCGGTACGTTGCAGGTGCTTACGCGATTGGATTCGATGATTGAGTCTGATGGAGCGGGTCAGTTTAGGTTTGATACGATTGCTCTCTCGATGGCACCGGCTGGCGGTGGTGGCGGTGGCTCAACTACCGTTAACGTTTATCCAGTCTCAGCGTCAACTCCAGAGCGGGTTGCGGGTACGACGCTGACTTTCTACCGCGATGAGTCCAGAGCGGTCAGTGTGGTTACTGACTTTACGTTGACCTCGTTGACGCTTCGATTTGTGGTGGAGGATAACGACGGTAACGACGTGTTGGTGATTGAGAACGCAGCGATCACCAAGAGCCAACAGACGTTTACGGTTGCGATCACCACAGCGGTTACAGCAAACCTTGGTAACTACCGTTGGAGTATGCGAGATATTACCAGCGGCAACAGTGTGATAGCCTTCGGCGTACTTACAGTGCAGGAGGCAGCGAGCAAGGATGCCTAGACTATGCCGATGCGGAAAGATTGTTGAAGACCTTTGCGAGTGCTTTA